TGTGTCGGCATCCCTCGCATTTCGTAGGTATAATGTACGTATTTTTAGGTTATTATTACAATGCCAAACCAAGGGACTGATTACGGGGAACGATACTTGAGCGGGTCAAACTTGATCGACCTTTACGGGGACAGGGTTAAACTTCCAACCGTTAATAAGTGGGTTGAGTCGGGGAAGGTCAGCACCGATTCGGATGGGCGGCGAAATGAGCAGCAGGTATTGATCGCGTTGCTGGATGCCAAAGACGCAGAAATTGAACGACAAAAATCATTGAAAACAGTCGGCGATTTAAGAGAGGAGATTGATAAAGCAAAACTGCGAAAAATCCTGCTAGAAGGCGACATCATTGAACTACAGAGGGACAAAGAAAAAGGCGAGTTGATTCGGCTGGATGAGGCAATCATTGAAAGGAAGGATACAGACACAAGGATCAAACAAAAACTTTTGTCTTTACCTTCGAGGATTTCTTTGGAATTATCAGGGATCAGTGACCCGATAGAGATACAGAAAATTTTAGACGAATTTGTCCGAGAGTTGTTGCTTGAGTTGCACACAGAACTTTATGGGGGGAGCGATGAAAAAGAAAATTGTCGTGGGTAGTTTCTTACCACCTCCAAAACTAAACCCAGCAGAATGGGCGGAATCAAACGTCGTTATTCCTAAAGAGTCTGGATCTGAGCCTGGGTTTTACCGCATCCGTCGCGCACCGTATCAGAGAGGGATTATTGAATCAATCACTGAATATAGAAAAATTGTTGTGATGTCCTCTGCTCAGGTTGGAAAAACACTGATGCAGACTATTGCGTTGGGGTATTGGATTGATCAGGAACCTAGCCAAATCCTGTGGGTAGCCCCAACAATCCAAATGGCAGAAAGTACAAGCAAGGAAAAATTAAGCCCGTTTTTTAGGGACACGCCAAAACTATCTGCTTTGATAGACGAAAAAAGCAGATCATCGGGAAACACGATATTAAGAAAAAACTTTCCAGGCGGTTTTTTGGTTTTAGCTGGGGCCAACTCTCCGGCAAGCTTGGCCTCTAGAAGTGTGCGAGTGTTGATATTAGATGAGTTGGATCGGTTTCCTTTGTCCGCTGGCTCGGAAGGCTGCCCATATAAGTTAGCCGCAAAAAGAACAGCCGCATTTTTTAATAGTGTCGAGTTTCTTGTTTCCACTCCAACCCTATCCGGGTCATCAAAAATAACAAAGGAGTTTGAACTATCCAATCAACAGCATTTCTATCTGCCTTGCCCCCACTGTGGGCACTATCAGCATTTGATTTGGGATCAGTTGCAGTATGTCGGCAAGGGCACGAAGGAAGCCAAGTTAGGGGATGGGGACTCGCTGGGTTATTTCTGTGCAGGATGTGGGGACTTGATCGTCGAAACGGAAAAAATGGGGATGCTTCGGAAGGGTGAATGGCGGGCTCATCGGGAAAGCAGGACGGCGGGATTTCACCTAAACGAGCTTTATTCACCGTTCCGATCCTGGCGGGATGTGGCGAGGGATTTTGAGGAGGCTAGACTTGACCAATCAACCTATCAGGTATGGTGGAATACTTCCCTGGGTTTGCCGTTTGAGTTGGCCGGGCGGACTCGTTACCGTTGGGAGGATTTACACGCTAGGGCGGAAAATTCTTTGTATTCCTTGGGCGAAATTCCCGAAGGGGTTCTGTTGTTGGTGGCCGGGGTGGATGTCCAGGGCGATCGCCTAGAGTGTACGTTGCTTGGTTTTGGTGAGTCTGAGGAATGTTGGTTGATCAATCATCAGCAATTTTTTGGCCAAACGTTAGAACCGGAAGTATGGGACGCATTGGAAGATTTTTTAGACCGCAAATACCCGCATCCGTTGGGGGGAACCATTGAGGTCAAGCGGGCGGCGATCGATACGGGCTTTCAAACCCAGGATATTTATCAACAGATCAGGCAACGGAAACACCGAACCCGATCCCGTTGGTTGGCCGTAAAGGGGAAGGAAGGCGATCGGGCGGCGTTATCGTCCCCAAGCAATCAGGAAATAAATTGGCGGGGGCAAAAAATCAAGCGGGGTATTCAACTCTATGTTTTGGGCGTTGATAAGATCAAGCAAACTTTATTAAGTCGGGCACAAATGGACAAGCCCGGCCCCAAGTATTTGAATGTTCCGGTCAATGTTTCGGCGGATTGGTGTGAACAGTTTGCGGGTTCGGAAATCATGGTCAAAAAACATAAGGGCACTGGCTATCAATATGTTTGGGAACCCTTGCCCGGTGTTCGTAACGAGGGTTTGGATTGTTCGGTTTATGCCTACGCCGCCGCCTTGCACGTTGGCATTGAACGGGCCAATTGGGACAAATTACGGCGATCGCTCACTGTGACTGATCCAACTAAAACGCCGATCGCCGCCCCGGAAAAACCAACGGAATCAGCAAGGGAATTGCCACCGGAAACGCTACCCGATACCCCAAAACTGACCCTCCGACGGCAACGCACTCCCCGAAATTCTTTCTTAAATGGCTATGGAAGTTGACATCCTCCCTACCCTAAAGGGCAGGGATTCCCATCTATCCAAACAGCGAAAGCTGAGTGAATAATGGGTGGGTTGACGATTCAACGGGTGCAACTACCGAAGTAGATTTACGATTCCCTCCACGTCCGTTTAGAGTCTCCGGGTGTCCCCCGGCGACTTTGATATTAATGGCGGCGTTAATATCTCGATCATGGGTTGCCCCACAAAAAAGACAAGTCCATTCCCTAACGGAAAGCTCTTTTTTGCCGCCAATTTCACCACAACAAGAGCATCGTTGTGATGTCGGTTCCCACCGGGAAATCACTTGAAAATCCCGTCCGTACATTACCGACTTAGCCTCCAGCATAGTCCTAAAACTACGCCAACCCAGATCGGATATAGCACGGGAAAGGCGGCGATTTTTTAACATTCCCGATGTGTTTAAATCTTCCAAAATGATTGTTTGATTTTCACGAATCAATCTGGTAGACAATTTGTGCAAGAAATCAGTGCGAGTGTCTTTCACCTTGGCGTGAAGTTTGGCAACCCTCAAACGGGCTTTTCCCCGTCGATTACTGCCCTTCTGTTTGCGAGAAAGATTGCGTTGACACTTCCTGAGTCGTTTTAACTTTGCCTTTAATGGCTTGGGTGACTTAATCTTCTCCCCTGTACTTAAGGTGGCAAAGTCAATGATTCCCAGGTCAACCCCCACAGCTTGTCCATTATCGGGTAACTGCTCAGGGTTAACTTCAACCACAAAGCTCACAAAATACCGATTAGCGGCATCTTTAATCACCGTGACCGAACTGGGCAGGGAAGGCAAGGGACGACTCCATGCAACGTCAAGGAAGCCAATTTTAGCGAGATAAACTCGATTGTCATCTTTGACAACAAATCCTGAGTTAACAAAAGTAGCAGATTGCTTAGATCTACGACTTTTAAACTTGGGCGGATTTATCTTTTTACCCTTGCGCTTTCCGTTAATAGAATCAAAAAAGTTTTTGTAGGCTGTGCTCAGATTTCTTATAGATTGCTGTAACGGAACAGATGAGACTAATTTGAGCCATTTTCTTTCTTCTGTTTGCTTGCATTGAGTCAACTGTTTGGACAACTCATTGTAAGACGGCAACTTCTCAGAATCCTTACAAAAAGCCAGCGCATCATTCCAAACTACACGGACGCAACCAAACAACTGAGCTAAGCTCTGTCGCTGTTGGTCTGTCGGGTAGAATCGGTATTGATACCTTAACTTCATTGCTTACGCTAAAATGGGTATGTATCTAATTTTAGCTTGGATGGCTCGAAAATGACAACCGATTTACGTAGGGAGAGAAACAGCGTATCAAGTCTAAAAATTCATCTAGTTTTTGTCACCAAGTATCGTCGTCATGTTTTGACTTCCGATGGACTTGGCATACTAGAGAAGTCGTTTAATGATGTTGCCAAGAAAATGAATTTTCAGGTGATTGAGTTTAATGGTGAATCGGATCACATCCACGCTTTGATTGAGTTCCCGCCTAAGTTGTCTGTGTCGCAAATGGTTAACGCCCTAAAAGGTGTTTCTAGCCGTAGATATGGACAAGCTAAACTGCCAAAACCTTACGGGAAAGATTCTCTCTGGAGTCCATCCTATTTTGTTTCTAGTATTGGTGGTGCTCCCATCGAAATTCTTAAACTCTACATACAAAATCAGCTAAAGCCGTCCTGAAGGACGGGGTTTTAAACCCATTTCTTTGATAAGCGACAAATTAAAGAGTTTGCTTTGTTGGCGATCGGGAAAGGAAACCCTGATCAATTTGAACCGAGGGATTGGATCAACCTCACCTACGCCCTACGTCGATTAGATTGATTTTTTGTACAAATGCAGGATTAAAGGCGATCGCCGTTTTAGATGCCCATGGCTTTAAACGTCCCCAAAACTTTGACCGTCGGAATTAGCACAAATTGGGTTGCCGATCATCCCATTTATACAAGTTCTGACTACAATCTGGTTTTCAATTTGGCAGGGGCAGAACAGATCCCCGCCACAACGACGCCGGAGGGTGATGGTTGGTTAGTTGAAATTGATGGTAGCGATACTATAGACCTTGATCCGGCTCCTTATTATTGGTCGGCCAGGGTAATCGATAACAACGGCATTGGGCGATCGATTGGGGCGGGAAACTTAACCCTAGTGGCCGACCTTGCCACCGTGGACACTCCCTATGATGGGCGGAGTCAAGCCCAAAAAATCCTTGATGGTTTGTACGACGCTTTTCGGAAAATGTCCGCCGGGGCGATTTCTTCTTATGGAATCGAAGGCCGCAATGTAACCTATCATTCCCTCGCTGACCTGACAACGGCGATCGAGTATTGGAAGCGCCAAGTAAAAATCGAACAGGCAGAACAAAACGCATTACAGGGTAAACCCAGTCAACGCACAGCAAGAGTGAGCTTTTCCCTATGATTTTGATCAAGCGCCAGATTGCTGATTTGTGCCGGGGGATTGTACCTGACGAATTGCGGTTTTTTTATAGCTTTATTTCTGAGGACGTGCCCAGCCGGGTATTGCCGATGGTGTCACCATTTGACCCGTCGCTAATTAACCCCGCTTCGATTGATATTCGGGTTGGTAATACGGCCAAGCTCCGAACCTGTCGCAAGGTTTATGACGGGGGGCAAACGTGCAGTTATGAAGACGTTGACCTGTCTATTTTTGGCGAAGACCGCCCTTATTGGCTACAACCCGGCGATCGGGTTTTGGTGGGAAGCCTCGAAACTTTTAATCTGCCAAATTTTCTTTGTGCCCAATTTCGCCTAAAAAGTTCACGCGGGCGGGAATGGTATGAACATATGGAGGCGGGTTTCTGTGATCCGGGTTGGCATGGGTCAGTTCTGACCATGGAAATAATCAATATGGATGCTGACCAATTGCCGCTTTATCCCGGTTTGCGGATGGGGCAGTTGATTTTTTCCCTAACCTTGGGAATGCCTGACGAGGATTATTCGGTAACGGGCCGCTATAACCAAGATTTGCAAGTTATGGAGAGTAAAGGCTAATGACTGAAGCAATCTGCAATTATTCAATCCCTGAACCCAACCCGATCGCCAATCAATCCCCATCAATCCACGATTTGGTGATGAAAGACATCGGCGATCGGAAACAGTTTGGTTTGGATAAATATAAAACGACATTACAGCCCAATAATGGCCGCGATGCTTTGGTTGACGCTTATCAGGAATCCCTTGATTTGTGTTGCTATCTCAGACAGGCGATCGCCGAAAGAGACGGACTAAAAGAGGATTAAAAATGGCACGACAAAAGGTTGATTTAATTGGCGATTTAGCAATTCTCAGAGGGGCAACGTTTGACCTTTGGAAACCGCAACTGTCGGGGGACTGGACTTTGTGGCAACCCAAGGCGGAAATTCGCACCAATTATTTATCAAGTGATGGTGAATTAATTACCAGCTTTGACCATTCAGCCGCCACCTATGATGCCGAAGAAGATTTAACGACATTTAATCCCTATTTAACCCCAACCAAAACATTGCTTTTGCCGGTCACGAAATACCAGGGAGGTGACTTGGTTCCGAGCGTTAAAAATTGCTTGGTCTGGGATTGGCAGATCGCCCTTGATGGCGTTGTTTATTCCCTTGCCGCTGGATTTATGCAAGTGCAACCGGAGGTCACAGAGAATGATTAATTTTTTGACTCCGACCTATACCCGGCTGGATTTTGCCCCGACTAAAACGGCGATCGTCAATCCTAGTCCTACAGTGAACTTGGTTTTTGATGACTTAAATATCCCCCAATTCCTAACAGACGATTTGGCTATTGACGCCTTAGCAGGAAATCAAGCCTACCAATTAATTGTTAGTCGGGTAGTCAAGATTACGTCTACTGGTTTGATGTCTAATATCTGGGCTAACTTTAGCAAGGCATTTAGTTATATTCGGAGGGCATTCTAATGGCTAATTTACGGGCGATAGGATTTGATGGAAGTACAACAATTTATCTGTTAGCCGATGGGACAGGTACAAACCTTGACCCATTTGTTAGCAAGTTTGCGTTAACTGATGGGACTATAACGGCGATTGAAAACATCCTGCCTGAGTTTGTTTTTGACGGCGATCGGTTAAGGGTTCGGACTGAATTAAGCCAACCTTTAACCCTGACGGAATTAGAGGGAATTACTGTTAACGTCTCCGAACAAAACCCCCTAAGTTTGTTAGGAATTGAAACTATTCTAACGGAGCTAACATTTCTTGCAGATAGATTAAAGGTTGATGCCAATGTCACTTTACCTGGCACTTATCCTGTTTCTGGTTCTGTCAATGTTGATAATTTCCCTACTTCCCAACCCGTAACAGGGGACTTTTATCCTGCCGTTCAAGACGTAGAAACTGGGCTAGATCAACCGCTAACCGATACCGAACTAAGGGCTAATCCTGTACAGGCTGAGATAATTAATAATGTCTCGGTTACTGGGGATTTTGTATTAGATAAAACCGGACTTGCAACAGACACAAATCAAGTTACGATTAACACAACCCTATCGTCAATTAACAATAATATTCCGACGTTAGAATCGGGTCGAACCCCAGTCGTTTTATCGGCAGCTCAGATTACAGCGTTAACGCCACCTACGACTGTTACAGCAAATTTGGGCACTATTGCCGGAGTTGCCACCGCAGCTAATCAGTCAACAATTATTGGGCATATTGACGGTATTGAATCAGCGTTAGCGGGAACAATTAGAAATAACCCTATTAACGCCGGCACACCTACATTAACTAACGTTGCCAGTAGTGCTAGCTCAGTTACTCTAATAACAGCAAATGCTAACAGAAAAACATTGATTATTGTTAATGATTCTACTGCAACGCTTTACTTAAAATTTGACGTTAGTACCGCATCAAGTAATAGCTACTCTCATGTTTTGCCCCCAATAACCAACGGTATCCCCTATGTTTTATCGCTTAATGGTAGCGATTACTCAGGGGAAATAAGAGGTATTTGGTCAAGTGCTAATGGATTTGCAAGAATTACGGAGATTGTCTGATGACCATTCAAGTTTTTAGTCCCCCATCAAGCGCTGGTATTTCTAACTCTCTACCCAATAATTTTCGTATTAATGAGGTCGAGCATTTTTATCAAAATACTAAACCTGCAACTAGGGGGAATAGCAGCCCATTAGTTATTGGCGACAGATGGTACAACATATCTACCGGCTATAGCTGGTTTTGGAATGGCACGTATTGGCTAACAGATGTATTTTATGAAATGGAGTGGAATAATGTCAACTTAGCCCAAAACTACACACTAACTAACGGATCACTATTCCCCCCAAGTAGCGGTAGTCTAGCTATCGGTAGAGGGATACCATTTGGATTTAACGATAATATTTTTGTCGAGGCGTGGACAGTTAGGGGGTATTTGATTCCCACTTCTACGCTAGATAGTAATAACAAGTTTGATTTGCACGTCGGAATTGTTGCTTCAGGGTTGATAGGCGCATACATTACGACGGTTGATAGTTTGTCTAAATTGCGTAATAGCACAGCAGTTGGCGGACAGATTCGTTATCCAATCAATTCTGTGGTTAATGTGGCGAACAATAATGCCGTCGGTGCGTTTTTGTATGTCAATAATGTAGTCGGATCTCCTGTTTTAAATAGTGCGAGATTGAGTTGGACTTACACAATACGAGGTATTTCGCCTTGAACATTTTGTTGTATTCTACTGGAGCAAAGACTATTGTTTCTGTGATTGACAGCATTCCCGAATATAATAGAAATGTAAGCTTACACGAGGTTTATTTTTATGACTATTTCCAACGCTGAAAAATTTGGACTTAATCGCATGATTGGTGGTTATATCCAGATGCAAAAACAATTCCCCAAATTTGTCGATATTACAGAAGAGATGGCAGCGCTAGGGGCTGAAATCGAAGCATTGAAACCCTTGCTACCCGTTAAAGGTGAAGTTTTGTACGCTGAGGGTGATCGTGATGAAATTACCACTCAACAAATCAAAGTGGCGACTTTTGTAAACGCCATTAGTGGCAGCAATATGTTTAAAGTCCCCAATGTCCCCCGCAATTTTGCTATTGGCATCCGTGAGGTGTTGTTTGGGTCGCTGAACTTTAACGCTTTTGGGGAAAAAGGAGATGTCCAGTTAACAAAAATTGGGGTGGCTTTAAAAGCGTTAGCTATGAAGCTGATTACCAATTGTGGCGATCAAACAATCGTTGATTTTTACGTTAACTTGGATGCAAAGTTATAATTAAAGGGTACTTTATCGAGGCAACGCGATAGAGAACGCCAGATTAACTAGCACGATCGCCCCTTGTGGGGGCGTTTTTTTTTCGTATAAATTTAGGTTTTTGAGATGAACAGTTTTCAACGGGCGATCGCCAAAGCATTCGGGATTCCAGAAACAAAAACCGTCAGGCGGAGTTATGCGGCGGGGGGGAATCGTGGCGCAGGTTTATCGGGGTGGAGTACGCCCCAAGCATCGGCGGATAATGAGTTATGGTCATCGATTCGGTTATTGATCGCCCGTAGTCGGTCACTGTATCAGGACGATTCCAACGTTCAAGCGGTAATGGGGGAGTTGGTTGCAACGGTGGTGGATGACGGATTAAAACTGCAATCGAAGGTAAAAAAACGTCGGGGGCAGGGACTTGATTTGGCGACTAATCAGCGCATCGAGGAAGCTTTTAATTTTTGGGCTAGCAATCCTGAATGGTGTGATGTTTCTGGGAAACATGATTTTTGGCAGATGCAAGGCATTGTTCAGCATTCCCGATTGGTTGATGGTGGGATTTTGGTCAGGGTGGTTAAGCGGCGGATGGGCGATAGTCCGGTTCCGTTTGCTTTGGAATTATTGGATGTTGACCTGTTAGATGATCGCATTGGTCAGATTGCGTCGGGGCGCAATGAGATCCGCATGGGCGTTGAGGTTGACGACTGGAAAAGGGCGATCGCCTATTGGTTGTTTGAGCGTCATCCGGGGGATATTTGGCAGGCTAGGGGGCAAAGCTATTATTCCCGCCCGGTTCCGGCCAGTGAAATTATTCACGTTTTCAACCGGCAAGGGTTCAGGCCTGGGCAGACCCGTGGGGTTCCGGCCCTCCATGCGGCGATCCTAAAAGCCCGGAATCTACTTGGCTTTGAAGAGTCGGAATTAATCAAGGCCCGGATTCAGTCCTATGTGACGGCCTTTATAGAAACGGAATACTCTGACATGGAGCCGCTTCCCACTGATGACGCGGGTTATCCCCTAAAAGAGTTGTTTCCGGGGGCAATTGAATATCTTGATCCTGGGCAAAAATTAGCGGCGTTTGATCCGTCTTCTCCCAACCCCAACGCCCCGGCATTTATTAAGCACTTCCAACGGGCGATCGCCAGGGTGTTGGGAATGTCGAGTTATTCGGTGACTGGTGATTTGTCCGATACTTCGTATTCGAGTTTGAGGGAGGGAAAGATCAGCGAGTGGCGACGGATTCGGATTATGCGCGATCAGTTGGCTAAAGATTTTTGTATGCCGGTATTTCGCGGTTGGTTGGATGCGGCGGTGAGGGGAGGGTTTTTGGCGTTGCCGTCGGATTATGAATCGAATAGACAGCGATATTGC